ATCGGCCTGGCCAAGGAAATCTCCGCCACCCCATCCCCCCGGGAACTGGATGTGATCGCCTCCACCGGCGAACAGGTGACCATCGGCCTGCTGGCCATGGCCATCCAGGAAGAAGGCCTCAAGGCCAAGAGCTACACCGGCTCCCAGGTGCGCGTGCTGACCGACAGCACCTTCACCAAGGCCCGCATCCTGCAGATCGACGACGAGCGCATGCGCAAGGACCTGGCCGAAGGCAACGTGGTCGTGGTCGCCGGTTTCCAGGGCGCCGATGAGAACGGCAACATCACCACCCTGGGCCGCGGCGGCTCCGATACTTCCGCCGTCGCCCTGGCCGCCGCCCTCAAGGCCGACGAATGCCAGATCTATACCGACGTGGACGGCGTGTACACCACCGACCCCCGCGTCGTGCCGGAAGCCCGCAAGCTGGACACCATCACCTTCGAGGAAATGCTGGAAATGGCCAGCCTCGGCTCCAAGGTGCTGCAGATCCGCTCCGTCGAGTTCGCCGGCAAGTACAAGGTAAAACTGCGCGTCCTCTCCAGCTTCCAGGATGAAGGGGAAGGTACGCTGATCACTGTTGAGGATGACAAGAACATGGAACAACCGATCATTTCCGGCATCGCCTTCAATCGCGACGAAGCCAAGCTGACCGTGCTGGGCGTGCCTGACCGTCCCGGCATCGCCTACCAGATCCTCGGCCCCATCGCCGACGCCAACATCGACGTGGACATGATCATCCAGAACGTCGGCGTGGACGGCACCACCGATTTCTCCTTCACCGTCAATCGCAGCGAATACACCAAGGCCATGGCCGTGCTGGAGCAGGTCAAGCAGCACGTCGGCGCCCGCGAGATCGTCGGCGACAACAAGACCTGCAAGGTTTCCGCTGTCGGCGTCGGCATGCGCTCCCACCCGGGCGTGGCCAGCCAGATGTTCCGCACCCTGGCCGAGGAAGGCATCAACATCCAGATGATCTCCACCTCCGAGATCAAGATTTCCGTCGTCATCGATGAAAAATATCTGGAACTGGCCGTGCGCATCCTGCACAAGACCTTCGGTCTGGACCAGGCGTAAACGGCGCCGCGCAGTTATTTGCAGCCCCGGCTGCAAAGTAGTTTGACCCGGGCCGGCTAACCCGTTAATATGCCGGCCTTCCGGAGACGTGGCCGAGAGGTCGAAGGCACTCCCCTGCTAAGGGAGCATACGGGCTAAAACTCGTATCGAGGGTTCGAATCCCTCCGTCTCCGCCAGCCTTTCCTGCAGTAAAAAAGGCTTGGCAAACGAAGCGTGTTTTTATACAATCTCGCTTCTTTGCGGAAAGCAGCAAAGAAAGTAGTAAAAAGTTGCAAGACAGCGCGCCCGTAGCTCAGCTGGATAGAGTACTTGGCTACGAACCAAGGGGTCGGGCGTTCGAATCGCTCCGGGCGCGCCATCAAGTTATACAGGAAATTCAAGGGCTTCAGACGTTGCAGCGTCTGGGGCCTTTTTCTTTTCCGGTGCTCCTTGCGTGACTTTTTGCGTGACTTCCATCGCAATCACCCATTTACGACTCGCAGAAGGGTTCTGGTCCCCTGCCGTTTGGTTACTCGGTTGGCCAGCTTCACCAGACGGCCAATATCGGCACTAGCGTAATGCTCCGGCATCGATGCACCACCATGACCCAAGAGGCAGTTACGGTCCTCCTGGGCCACGCCGGCCAAGCGTAGGCGGGCGCCGAAGGTGTGGCGCAGGTCATGGACCCTCACCATCTTCAGCCCGGCACGGTCACGGGCATTCTGGAACGCGGTGTTGTTCATCGTGTCCATGCGGTCCGTTACCGGCTTCCCTCCCCTCATTGTGGTGTAGGGGAACACCCAGGTTCTGTGCTGCCCCCTCTGGCCTTCGATGATGCTCCAGGCCACATCGTTGAGGATGACCACGTGGGCCACCTTCGTTTTGTACTCCTCCGGCGGAATGATGAAGATACTCCGGCCGATCTGGGGTACCGGAACCTCCCAGTTCCAGCGTAGCCCCACCACGTTCTCATCCCGCAGGCCGGTGTTGATGTCAAACAGGGCCATCCGCTGCAGGTGGGCGGGCAGTTCGGCCATGAGGCTATCCTGCTCGGTCCACGTGATCGGGTAGGGCAACCGCGGATCCTCATCCAGCATCGTGATCAGCGGTGGCGCCATATCCAGCAGCGGCCGTCCGTTCTCCCCGCGCCAGGCCCGGGCAGATCGGTTGAGGATGGTTCTTACCACCTCAAGGGTCCGATTCACCGACGAAGCCTTCACGGGCCGCGCCTTGGTCTTGCTCTTCCACTCGGTATCCTCGTGGAGAATCCCGGCCAGGCGATCCTCCTTGAAGCCCTCCAGTGACCCGTCATGCACGTGGGTGATGGGCAATTTCCCAAGGTACGGCAACACCAGCTTGATGTGCCAGGCGATGGTACCGGCGGAAGGCAGGTTCATCACCTCCCTCAAGTACCGCCCTGCACACTCTGCGAACAGAGGCGCAGCACTTCGCTCACGATCTCGCTCGGCTTTGAGCCGGACGAGTTCGTCGGAGAGCCACTGCTCTGCCTCATCCTGCGAGACCTGGCCGAGGCGGGCGAAGATCCGCTGGCCTTGCCACTGCTTGTCGACGGTTCTGGAGCCGTCCTTTTCGAGGTGGATGCCCCTCGTTCTGGTTTTGGTGCTACCCATAAGTTTTCTCCTACCTTCTCATTGGGTCGCCCGTTGCGGGCTTTATGCTGATCCGCCCAGGCATCGAGGTCAAGGCGGTCAAAGCCCACCCCCTTGTTGCCGATGGGGAACTCCACCAGGTACGGCCGCACATCCCGCTCGAAGACGTCCTTGCACATGCCCAGGTAGGCCGGCGCGTCCCGATAGCGAATGAACCTGGGAAGGATGGCCATGGCTCAAACCGCCCCCATCCGGGGGACAGGGTGGCAAAACAACCCGTGGATGCGTGGATGGCGTCCAGAATCTCCCGCAAGCCCAGCAACCACGCGGAAAACCCGTCCCACGGAATCCACGGAAAACCCGTGGACGGGGGTACAAACCCGTGGATTAAAAAATAGGCAGCGCCGCGAACCCGTGGATGTTCCTTTTCTCCTGGATTGCTCTTCTTTCTTCTCTTCTTCTTTTAAAAAGAGATAGATAGATAGATAAAGCCACGGCTGCCAAAAAAACCGACATGTGGGGAAAAACGGAAAACATGTGGAATTTCCAGATCGACATGTGGAAATCAAGGGCAAACCCGTGAGGCACTTCTGCTCAAGCATCAAAGACTTAGGTGAGAAATGCTCACCAATCCACGGGTTTTCCAGCACACCCCCGGCAACCTTTTCGCCGGAAGCGGCCCGCCCCCTTCCGCTCTTCGAATGCGCCGAAGGCGCCAGGGGGGCCGGCAGGCTAAACCTTTGGGGGGTACGGGGGGTAATCATGACGGGGCGACCTCCCGAGCCAGCCTGGGTGCTGCATGGAGGCCGTAGCCCTCCAGCTTCCCCAGGGAAATCTCCAGCATGTGGGCCATGCGACGGCCGCCGATGGTCTTCTCCACGTCCGGGTTGGTCACCACGTCGGCCTGCAGCAGCTGCCGCTTGAAGGCCCGGTCGCTCTTGATCGGCAGGGCGTTCCATTGCTCCCGCAGCGCCGTGGTGCGGGACATGTGGTGCATCACGTCGCTCGAGCGGATGTATAGCTTCCAGTCCTCCCCATCGATATCCCAGGTATAGGGCGCCTGGAAGTGCCCCGCATCGATCTCCGCCAGCACCGTGTGCATCACCCACACCCAGGGGTGCCGTTCGCTCTTCGACTCCACCAGGTACTCGTTCATCTCCGTGTAGATGGAAGACAGCACCCCGTTGTAGTCCGGCGGCAGCTCGGCGAACTCGGCCAGCAAGTGCCAGGCCGCCAGCAGGGCCGTGTAGTTCTCCACGATCCGCTGGGCATTGCTGGCCATGCTGCGCTTGGTCGCCTCCTCCCGGCAGCGGGCCAGGGTGCCCCGCACCACGTCCGCCGGGATATCCGCCAGGAACTGCAGCCACTGCCGCACCGGGAACTGGGGCAGATCGAAAGGCAGCTCCGGCCCCTGCTTCGACTTCTGGATCCGCAGGCGCACCAGCTTCTCCGCAATGTCGGCCACCGGAGCATCCTCGCCGGCGATCAGCACCGGCGCCGAGAGCAGGAAAGGCTTCTGGCTCCGGGTCGTCTCCTGGAACTGGTAGGTTTCCTGCAGCAGGTCCAGGGCCAGCTTGCGCTGCATGTCGTTGAGGCGGGAAAACTCCTCCCAGCAGACCGGGTGCGAGGTGTACGCCACCGAATTCACCATCCGGTACTCCGTCTTCAGCGTCTGGCCAGAGAGGGAAGCCATGCCGATGGTGCTGGAAAGCCGGCCGATCAGGGTCGACTTGCCCGAGCCCTTGTCCGCCTCCATCTTGGCGTGGGGCCAGAAGCGGAAGAACGCCTTCAAGTGTCCGCCCAGGGCCCAGGTCAGCAGCAGCAGGGCCTGGTTGTCCTTGAAGGTACGGCCGTAGGCATCGATCACCTTCCGGGCCGCCGCCTTCGTCCCCGATGGAAAGGCCAGGTTGTGGTAGTGGCACTGGTACACCGGGTCGTCGAAGTAGCAGTCCGTCCCCTCATTCACCCCCAGCCGGCCGCCCTTCCAGCACAGCCCCACGTAGTTTGCCGCCCGCCGGGCGCCCAGGTGGGCGGTGTGCTCCAGCAGGCTGATCATGCGCAGGAACTGGGACTGGGCGAAGACCGGCCCAAAGCGTTTCCACTTCTCGATGTTGTGCAGGTTGTCGTCATCGAACACCCGGCGCAGCAGGGTCGCCCCATTGCGCCCCACCTGCACCGAAACCGAAAACTTCGTTGTCGGCTGCATGTCCGGGTCCCCGGTCATGGTGGCCCGGTTACCTTGCAGCTCCAGGCGGCTGATGGCCGCAATGCGGAAGCCGCACAGGTCCTGGGAAGTGATCTGGGGCGGCGCCGCGTTCCCGTCGTCGTCCTTCTTGTTCCCCTCAACCTTCGAAATGTGGGTGGTGAAGTCGGGCCGAACGCGGTAGCGCCAATAAACGTGGTCGTGGTGCCAGGGCAGATACAGGCGGCGCTTGCCGGATGGCGGCAACAGCCCCGTTGTTTCCTCATGGGCCGCCATCCCCTGGATCAACCACGGCTCCCAGGCCTTCATGGCCAGGGTCAGCTTCTCCAGCCCAGGCGGGTTGTGCTCCTTGGATGGCTTGATGAAGTCGTTGACGTCATTCACCGTCCACTCCGCCTGGTTCACCAACATGGCCGAGATATCCATGGCCGTCAGGATCTCGTGCAGCTCCCAAGCCGCCTTCAAACCGGGGCGGATGCCCGCCATGGGGTGGCCGGGGGGGAAAGGATCGTCGTTGTCGAAGCAGATCACGATCTGCTTGCCCCGGGCCCAGCTCCAGTCGATATTCGCCACGTTGCCCACCCCACGCACCGCGAAGGCGGCGAAGTCGTAGAGCTTGCAGCACTCGATGGAGAGCGCATTGATGGGGCTTTCCACCACATAGACCGTCTTCGCCGCCATCAGGCGCTTGATGTCGCTGGTCCAGCCGTAACCGCTCTTTTCCCCCTGGCACTGGGTCTTGGTGCCACCATTCAAGGCCGCATCCTGGTAGCGCAGGTCCACCGCCATCACGTGGCCCGGGTTCAGCGACTTCACGATGAAGGCCACCGCCGGCCCCCCGTAGCCGTGATCCCCCGGGTTACGCTTGGCGCTGGTCCAGGTGTTCCAACCCACCGCCCCCTTCTGGATGGCCCGCCGGGCCACCTCCTCGCTGATGCCCCGCTCCTGCACCAGGTAATCCACGGCCGGGGCAGTGCTGGCCAGGCACTTCGTGGCGATCCACTCCGCCGGCGACAGTTCCCGGCGCTCCTCCGCCTTTTCCGGTTTATCCAGCGGCCAGCCGTAAATCTCGTGCAGCTCCCGCACTGCATCACCCTCGTTGCCGCCCCGCACCAGCATCACCAGATCAATGCAGGAGCCGCCGCCAGCGCCTGAATGGTCTTTCCACCCCCACTTCCCATCCTTGAAGAAGATGGAGAGGGAGGCGTTCTTGTCCTTGTGGTGGGGGGAGTGGTACAGCGCATAGTCCTTCCCCTTGGCCTTGCTCTTCTTCAGGCCCAGCCGGTCGGCCAGGTCGAAAAGATCAATACGGACCTTCAGCTCTTCGATTTTCATAGTGGTTGCCAGTCAAAAAGTCAGTACAGCGGACGGTCTGCGCCGTCTCGCGGGAATTCGAAGGGGCCTAGCCCCCCAGCACCGGGGCGAAGCACACCCCGGATTCATGCACCACCCGGCGCAGGGGCTTCACCCCGCCCGGCAGAACGAAGCGCTCCAGGCGCCAGCCCCAGTCCGCAAGGGTCACCAGGGGAGCTGTTTGCGCGTCTTCCAGCACCTGGGCCGGCCGCAGGGGCCGTACCGACTCCGGCGCCTCCTGCAGGATGGCCAGCACGTCCTCCCAGGGGCACGGGCAGCCCGGCACCGCCTTGCGCAGGTCGCCGGCCGTCAGCCACATGGGCACCAGCAGCAGGCGCTCCGCCTTGGCGGCGATCAGATGGTCAAAAGCCAGATAAAGGCGCCCATCCCCGGAGAAAGGAGCCATCCGCTCCAGGGGAAAACGCCAGGAGGTGGGGGTGATGGTCATGCCACGATCTCCAAAGCCATCTGCACCCGGGAACGGGCACGGCTGCAGGCGGGGTTGAGCCAGACGCACTCGGTGCGGACGGCGGTGCCACGTCCGGCCGAGATCCTCGCCGGCGTCTGGTGGCACTCCCAGCCCGCCAGGGCCTCGTCGTAGAGGGGGTGGGGGTAGCCGGATAGCACTACCATGCCCTGCCGTTCCCGCAGCGCATCGAGCAGGGCCTGGTGGTCGGCGTTGTCCATTTCGTGCCGGTAGCCCCGGGCACTGTCCTTCCGCGTGATGCGGCACCGGGTCTGGTGCACATAGGGTGGATCCACATAGAACAGCGTTTCCGGCGAATCCTGGGCGGCCAGCACCTCCACCGCTGGCCGGTTCTCGATCAGCACCCCGGCCAGCCGCTGGCCGAGGGCGGCCAGACTGGCGGGATAGCGGGCCCAGACGCCCTGGGCAGTCTCGTACTCCCGCTTCGTGTCGATGCGAAAGCCCGTGGTGCCCTTGGTGGCCCCGGCGCTGCCGAAGCCCATCTGGGCCCGGATCACCAGGCGGCGGGCCCGCTCCACAGGCTCGGCGGCCGGCTCCCAGGCCAGCTCGAACTCCCGGCGGGCGTAGGGGGTGAAGACCAGGGCTTCCACCAGCTGCTGGCGCTGGCCGGCGTCCTGCACCACGCGGAAGAAGTTCACCAGCTCGTCGTCGAGGTCGTTGTACACCTCCGAGTAGGCCCGGGGCTTCTGGATCATCACGCCGGCAGCGCCGCCGAAGGGTTCCACGTAGATCCGGTGCTCCGGGAAGAAGCCCAGGATCCATGGCGCCAGGCGGAACTTGCCGCCGTGGTAGCGGATGGCGGGGGAATGGACGGTCATGCTGCATACTCCTTCTCTACCATTTCGCAGAAGAACGAGCAGGCGGGCATGGCTTCGTTGCGCTGGGCCCGGCCCGTTGGAAGGTCGCGCAGCGGGAAGCGCTGGCCGGCCTTCGGCCCAGACCGGTAGCGAAGGAACCATGCCCCTTCGCCTAATTCATCCTGGACCTGGCACACCTCCTCGAACTCCTCGGGGAAGTCCTCCCGGACTGCCCGCCAGTAGCGCTCCCCGCCCTTGACGCAGCCCTTGCAGTTGGCGTTCTCGTAGCCCATCCGGTACATCAGCGGCAGCTCAAGGCCTGCCCGCAGGATCATTGCCTTGCAGTCTTCCTTGCCCAGGCCACGCTCCACCAGGGGGGCGATAGCCGGCCGTCCTGGGTTCTGCTCAATGAAATCCTCGTAGCGGTCCTGCTCTTCGGCGGTGTAGCCAAGGACGAGCACATCCCCGGGCCTGCTCCACCCGTCCAGCAGGCGGCGCTTCAGCATCTTTGAACAAGGTGCGCCAAAGCGCCCCTTGATGTACCGCTCCCGGCGGAACACCTGGATTATGTCGGCCCCGTACTTTTCATCCCGCAGCACAGTAATGGGGTGGTTCATCCAGGATTGGCAGTCGGCCAGGAAGCGGCGGTTGTCCTCGTCCTCCTGCTTCACGAAGGCATTGACGACCACCACCTGATGGGTGCCACCGTACTGGGCAAGGGCAATCTTGGAGGCAACCGCCGAGGCGGCGCCGCAGGAGAAGTTGCAGACGATACGGCCGGTCATGACTGCCCCCCCTGCGCCACCGTCAGCGCCACCGCCACCGGCCGCACCCAGATGGGGGTGGCCGAGAGGAGGAAGGTTTCCCCGGACCAGGCCAGCAGGAGGGTGGTGCCCATCACTTCGGCGATGGCCTGGGCGGCGGCCGGGGGGACGGCGTTGCCGATGCGTTCCCGCCAGTCGCTGTCCGAGAGGCCATCCAGCTCCAGCTGCTCTTCCGGCTCCACCAGGGACTGCAGGGCGGCCAGTTCCAGGGTGGTGAAGGGGCGGTGCCAGGTGCCGTCCAGGGCGCGGATGACGCACACCAGCTTGTCGGTGGCGGCCGGAAGCCGGGGGTCGGCCACGCTCCAGCGGCCGTTGTCATGGCCGGCGGCGGCGGAGACGGCCCCGGCCGGGCTGGCGTAGTCCACCACGCCGAAGTGGCCGGCCGTCAGGTAGTGGTCGCCCTTGCCCCGGGCCAGGCCCGGGCGGGGGTCGGCGACGGCGTAGGCGCCGTTGGCGTTGCCGGCGATCACGGTGCGGGACGGGTCGCCCCAGCCGGAAACCGGGTATTTGCCGTGCAGCAGGTCGGGATCTGGGCCGCCCCGGGGGTCGGCCACGGAAAGAGCCCCACCGGCTACATGGCTGGCACCAGCGACGGTGCGGCCGTGCTGATCCCAGTCGGTGACCCGGTACAGGTTCTGGTGGGCGCTGCTCTTGAGGCCGGGCCGCGGGTCGGCTACCCCCTGCCCACCGGCGCTGGGCCCGGTGCCGCCGGTAACAGTGCCGGCAGCCTGGTCCATGGCCACGATGCGGAAGCAGTTGTTGTGCTTCACCCCGGTGCGCGGATCCGCCACCGAGTAGGCGCCGCCGCCGGGGGCGGACTGGCTGCTGATGGCGCCCACGCTATCTTCCCAGCGGCGGATGCCGTACTGCTGGTACTCATGGCCCTGGTAGCGCGGGTCGGCCACGGAGAAGGCGCCGTTGGTAGGAAGTGATCGGCCTTGGATCGTTCCCATGGCTTCGTCCCACTGACGGACGCCAAGGAATCCAGTCCCCTCGCGGTACTGCGGCATGATCAGGAAGTCCCGCAGGTAGCCATCCTCCACCGCCAGGCGGTTGAGGCTGCGCCAGTCGCTGCCGGCCTCCACGAAGGCCAGGCGCACCCAGGTCTGCCATTGCAGCCGGGGCACCCGGTGCATGGGGCCGCCGGCCGTCGCCCCGGGCAGGGGCATGCGGTCCAGCACCGTTCCCACCGCCTGCAGGCGCTTCTTCTCGGGCTCGTAGAGGAAGGGTGGCACCTTGGCCAGATGGCGGGCCACCAGCAGGAAGCGCTTGCGGCTCTGGGCCAGGCCACCGATTTCCCCGCAGTCGTGGGTGGTCTCGGCCACCGCGTAGCCGTAGGCCCGCAGCAGATCAACGATCTGGTCCAGCAGATGCCGGCCACGGTTGGCGATGCGCGGCACGTTCTCGAAGACGATCAGCTCCGGCGGCTCGTCCCGGAAGGCCTCCAGCATCAGCCACACGCCCCGCAGGGTGAGGCGGTTGAGGGCCTGGTACTTGTCGGTGCGGCTGCGGTTCTCCGAAAGCAGGCCGGAGAAGCCCTTGCAGGGGGCGGAGAGGAAGACGATGTGGGGGAATTCCCCGCCGGCGGCGGCGCGGATCTCGGCCGGGCCCATCTCCTGCCAGCCGGCCGGCGGCTCCTGGCCATGGAAGGCCTGGTACTGGCTCCGGTCGAAGAGGTCCAGCACCGTGCCCGGGTGGCCGGTGAGGCGCCGGAAGTCACGGATGGCGGCCGGGTCCACGTCCACGCCGCCGATGCAGCGGAACTTGCCGACCATGTTGCCCACCCGGGGCTGGGCCTGGTTGAACCCCTTGGCGCCACCGCCCAGGCCGCAGAAAAGGTGGAAGTGACGGATTTCCCGCACATCGTCGGGGTTGCGGTGGGGGGAGGTCATTGGGTCACCTCAGTCTCGATGTTTTCGTCGATTTCCCGGAAGCGAACGTCAGGCTGTCGCGGGATGTCGATATCGTCGAGAAGCCCGAGGCCGTCGTGGTGGTAGCCACGGCCGCCAGTTGCCGCAAGGCGGGCCGCGTACTTCACGACGTCATCGATGGTGTCCACGTGCCACAGGCTCTTGCGGAACTCGGCCAGGTACGCCTCGATGCTCATTCCGCCGAATACGGCCGGCGTCAGCTCGATTTCGATTTCCTTCTCAATGGTCAACCGGACGGTGCGCTTGATAGAGGCCACCTGGCCGGCTTCGGCTCCGGTATCGCCGGCGACGGTGGCCGGGGGGTTGTTCTGGTCGGTCATTGCGATTCCTCGTATCGGGTGGCCAGCGCCAGCACGATGCGGCGCACTACGTCGGCGTCGTATTCGGAGCGGTGCTGCCGGGTGGGGTCGATTTCAACGTCGGCAATCTCGGCGGCCCGGTAGAGGTTCGGGCGTCGGCCGTCGTTGAGGGGAAGGAGCAGGTCCTGGGTGCAGCCCCACTCCGCCGTGATGGGCTCAAGCCCATGGGCGGCGCAGGTCTGGTCCAGCAGGCGGCGGTCGAAGGCGGCGTTGTGGCAGATCACCAGGCGGCCCTGGAGCAGATTTGCCAAAAAGTCGTAGTACGAATTCCAGTACAGAGCAGCTTCGATGGTCTCCTCCGGAATGCCATGCACCGCGGCAGCCTCCGGGTGCACCGGCACAGTTGGGCGGATCACTTCGGAGAAAAGCACCTCCCCGTTTTCGTCCACCACCGACAGCTCTATCACCTGGTCGGTGTCGCCCAGGCCCGTGGTTTCGGTGTCGAGGAACAGTGGGGAGTAGTGGTTCATCCAACCCCAGGCGGTGAGTTCCGGGTGATCCGGCATGCTTTCCACCAGGGCCTTCACCGCCTGAACCACGTCTGCCACCTCGAAATTCCGGCGGGAATCACCCAGGGCGTTACGGATGCTGTCGATGGCGGTTTCCCAGCGGTCCTTGCGCACGATCTTCCCGTCCGCACGGAATTCCAGGTCTTCCAGTTTGGCGTCCCGGAACTCGGGCATGCGGAGGTCGCGTTCGGTGACGTCAGCCATGGGCCACCTCCACACGCTTGAACTCGATCACCCAGACCCAGGGGTTGGCGGCCCAGCTGGCGGGGCCGTTGATGGATTCCCACATGGAGTAGAAGGCGATGCGGGCGGGGGAGGCCAGAATGGTTCCTTCCTCACCCGGGTACTGTCCGTCGAACCCGGGATAGGGAGCTTTCACTTCGCCGCCGGCCTCGATCCAGGCTTCCACGCCTTCGCTGATAGCGGCTGCGCCGCTGATGTCCTGCAGGCGCTCCACCCGGACGGCGGTGATTTCCAGCAGGATGCGGCTGGCCCAGCGGGGCATGAAAATGGAGGGGATCGTGCCGAACTGGCGCCAATGCTCTGGGGTTCCTTCGTTGTGGTGCGTTTCCTTGGCGTTTCGCGGAATAAGGTAGTCCTCGGGAACCCTGTAATCCGAACCTCCATCCTCGAGGAGGAGAAAGCGGTCGCCTTGAGACATCCACGGCTCCCACCCGTCGCCCAGGTCTTCACCGATGCTGAAGTTTTCCCTCACCCACAGCCGGTCGCCAGGCTGGCCGTAGGGGCATGACTCCCAGGAGCGCGTACCAGAAATCTTGTTTTCGATCTCAATCTTGCATTCGCCAGCATCGAAATCGGAGATGAAGACGTTTCTCGGCTGGGATGTCTTGACCGCCACCCGCCGCGTCTGCGTCTTGGAACCGCCCAGGATTGCCCGGACCATGGGGGCGGAGAAAATGATGGGCTTCTCAGCCATGGCGCACCCCCTCGTATTCCCAGGAGATTTCCCGGTGAAGTTCCTCGAGTTGTTCATCGCTCAGGGGCTCGATGTCGTCGAAGGTACGGTCGAACATTTCCCGACCACATCGGGCGCAGGGGTAGAGGACGTTGGATTCAAACACCGGGGTGTTGTACTGGTGACCGCGAAACCAGCAGACCACCGACCCCAGGCGCCGGCGCAGGCGGATCACGTAGATGCCGCGGCTGTACCGCACCAGCAGCCCCACATAGACCAGGTTCGCCGCGACCACCACCAGGCCGCCGATGAAGCTGGCGGTCTGGCCCAGGGCCGGGTAGTACCAGAGGTTCCAGACGCCCCAGGCGGTGAAGAAGGCCACGGAGAGGATGGAAACGCCGGCTACGGCCTTGTCCTTCACCAGCACCCGGCAGTGGTTGAGGACGAACAGCCCGGCCAGGGTCTCGAAGGCGCCGTTGATCAGGTCGAAGAGCATGACGGGCTCCTTTCGCTCAGTTCGAACTCAATCACCGCCGGCTCCCGGTCGGGCCACAGCTCGTAGAAGCGGTCCAGGAAGGCGCGGCGGGACAGGTCATGGCCCCAGGGCACGATGGCCTGGTCCATGGGGGTGATGCCTTCGATCAGGGCCCATTGGTCGTCGTGGGCGGGCATCAGGTCCCGCTGCTCGGTGGCCAGCAGCACCAGGTCGGCGTCCTTGACGCTGGGGGGCATGCTCCCTTCCAGGCCGAAGGCGGCAAAGACGGCGGCCTCGGCCCGGGCTTCGATGGCCTTGTAGTCGCCCAGCAGCTGCTTGAGGGGCCGGGCCACGTCGCCCACGAAGGCTTCGGCGGCGTCGTGCATCAGGGCCCAGCGGGCGTCCGCCTCGGGCACCAGGTAGCTGGCCAGCACGCAATGCTGGGCCACCGAGTAGAAGCGGCGGGTATGCCCGGCGAAGCGGCAGATGTGGGAAAGGGCATGGGCCACGGCCTCCACCGTGACGGTGGCCGGGTCGGGCTCCAGGAAGTTGAAGTAGGCGCCGCTGGCGGTGAGGATGTCGGGGCGGATTTGCATGGTCAGTCCTCCTCGGTCAGAGCAATGAACTCGCTCTTTTTCAGCTCTCGGAACTCGGGGGGGAACAGATTGGCGACAACGCCCCCTTTCCCATCGTCCGGGATTTTGAAAACCAGTTTCCCCTTGGCGAGCCCGGCAACGGTTCGGTAGATAGACAGCCCGGTGCGGGACCCGGGGTCTTTAACAATGCAGTTCCGGGAGCAGGCGAACTTGGATACAGCGAAAGAAGAGAAGTCGAAGATGCCCAGGCCCTTGGCCTCCGCGATCAATTCCTTGCCGATCCTGGAGGATTTGTTGAACTTGTATTCGTAGTAGGCGGTGCCGTCCTGAATCAGTCGCTTCGGGGACCAAAAGCCGGGCTTCTTCCCGCCGTCGCATTTGTCGGCTTTAAAGCAAAGCCCATAGGGCGGCTGGTGGCGGTACTCAAAGAGACCATCGGCGCCGTGCTTCTCCATGAAGGCAGCCCGTTTTTCCCGTCCGGCATTGACCTTCTCCAGCCCTTCCTTGATGACGCGCTCGGCCTTGTCTCCCTCGGCGACGAAGTAGCGGATGGTGACTTCGCTCATGGTCAGTCCTCCCGGGTCGTGATCAGAACGCCACGCCGCTCCAGCTTCTTGCTCTTGGCCGGTGCGGAAAGCCTGGCGATCCAGCCGGGGATGGAAGATTCCCGGGGGGGATTGGCATCGGGCTTGTAGGCCTGGATTGCCTCGCGGAAGTCGTCGCGGGTAGCCACTTCCAGGCCGGCCTGATGCAGGGCCTCTGCAACGATGCGCTGGACGGTAGTTTTGCCGACCCCCTTGCCGCCGGAGATGGAGATGCGGATCACCGGGGCCTGGTTGCAGGGGTAAGGGACGGTGCGGTTGCCCATTTGGATAAAGACTTTGCTCATGGTCTTCTCCTCAAACCCGTGCAATGGCTTCGGACTGGGCCTTGGTGAGGCCGACGACGTGGCGCAGGTAGATCAGCTTGCGGGTGGGGGGCGGGATGTTGCGGCCGGATTCGTAGCGGCTGCCGGCGGATTGGGTGAGGCCGAACTCGCTCCAGAACTCGGATTGGTTCTGGCCCAGGGCCTTGCGCTTGGCCAGGATGAAGTCGGCGTTGATCTTGACGTTGGCTTTCATGGTTCGCTCCTTGAAAGAAAGGGTGCTGCAGGGTTAAGCCACCCTGGGCAGGGTGGCGGGATCTACTTCGAGAGGGGTTTCGGTCTGCCCGGCGGCTTCGGCCCGGGCCAGGGCGGCATCCAGGCGCAGCAGGGCGGCGCGGACCTTGTGGCTGGTCTGGCGGCGGAAGAAGGCGTCCATGGCGGTGATGTGCCGGCGCAGGGCCAGCAGCTCGTCGCCGGTGGCGCCCCACTTGTTGCTGCGCTGGCGCCGTTCGCGGATGGCGAGAAGGGTGCGGTTCATGCCCATGCCGTGGTTCACGATGTCCTGCCGGCCGGCATCGGCGGCCAGCAGCTGCACCACGTCGGAAAAGGCCGCCAGGTCCTGCCAGTTGGCGGCGGAGAAGCAGCCGTGGCCCAGGTTGGCCACCGCCATGTGGGCCGGCAGCAGCAGCTCGGTGACCTGGTTGGGCATGAGGATGGTGCCCACGGGGCGGACGCAGCGTTTCCTGGCCATCAGTGCTTCCCCGCGATCTTGCAGACCAGGCGGCGCAGGGCGGCCGGGTCGGAACGCTTGCCCAGGAAGACGTTGCGCGGGACGTTGCGGCGGAAGAGGAGGAAGCGGTCGCCCTTGTCCACCACGAACATGCCGTGCTCCTGGGCGATCTTCCGGGCGGCCTCGAAATGCTCCTGGGGGGTGCGGGGGGCGGTCATGTCCGGGCCTCGGCGTCGAGAATGACGGCCCGGCGCTCGTGGTGCCGGGTGATGCCCTCGCAGGGGATGCCCGCCCCTTCGTTCATCTCGCCCCAGCGCAGCTTCTGCTCCATGGTCATGATGGAGAGGCCGTGGAGGATGATCTGGTGGGCCAGCTTCAGCTCTTCCAGCACCGGGTCGGGGACGCGGTAGTAGGTGGTGGGGATGAAGAGGGAGATGGCTCGGGCCGCCAGGCTATTGCGACGCACGGCCCCCTGGCGGCTAGGGAAGGGGATGACCTGGGCGACCATCACGCAGCCTCCCCGGCTTTGGCTTCGTCCCGGGCCTTGATGAAGGCGGCGTGGGCTTCGATGTCATAGGCGGCAGCAGCCAACATGTGAGCGAGATTGCGAAGCTCTTCCGCGCTCGGCCAAATTCCAATGTTGCTCAATCCGCCGACCATCGCACCGAAATATGCGACTAGCTCACCATCTGGTTTTTCCCAATGGGAAACCCGGAAATCAACACCACACACGGTGATTTCTGTGGCGTAGCTCTCTTCCCGTTGAAATTGCTTTTCCATCACCCCGCCCTCCCCTCAAATTCCCGGCGCAGGGCCCGGATTCTCATGCGGCGGCGGCCCTTGCCGGCGGCCTGGCGCAGGGCTTCTTCCACTTCCTCCCGGGAGGTGGTCATGTAGATGCCGCCGGAGCGGATGTCCGCATGGCCCAGGGCCGCCTTCAGCACCCCCCGGGGGTCGGGGGCCGTGCTGCGGCGCTTGAGATTCATGGCCAGGGTGTGGCGCAGCCAGTGGGGGCTGAAGCGGGGCGGCAGGCCGGCCTGGGCGCCCCACTTCTTCATGCGGGCCTGGTAGCTGCGCACCGAGAGGCGGCGGCCTTCCCGGCCGATCACCAGGGGGTCTTCCGCCCGGCCGTCTTCGCCTCCCGTCATCAGGGCGCGAACCTTCAGCAGGTCCTCCAGGGCTTCCCGCAGGGGTTTGGTCAGGTAGACGCTGTGATCCTTGGCCCGGCCGGCGCTGTAGCCCTTGCGGTGTTCCCGCGGCACGAACAGGTAGCCGCTGCGCAGGGCCGCCAGGGTGTCGCCCACGGTGACCAGGCTGAATTCATGGATCCGGGCGCCGCTGTTGATCAGGGCCCGGCATACGGCATCGTCCCGCCGGGCAAGCAGGCAGACGGCGCCCTCCTTGCGCAGCAGGGTGAGCAGGCGTGCCTGCTCCTCCTCGGTCAGATAACGGTTCATCGTTCGCTCCTGTGACCCTGGGGGCTCAGAACCGGGCGGCGGGGTCGGTCACCGCCTGGAACAGAAGAAAAAGCACCACTGCCAGCAAGGCGACCAGCCAATCCCGCAGGGAGGGAACGGGCAGCGGGTCGTCCTCAGTGGTGAAGGAGAAATCGGGCAGCAGCTCCCGGCGGCGCGGCTCAGTCATGGGCCATTGCCTCCAGGCGGGAGAGCAGTTCCAGGAAAGCGGTGATCACCTCGTAGCCCTCCCGGTGCAGCAGGTCGAAGTCGTCGTCGCAGATGCGGCCGTCCTCCAGCGCCTTGGCCAGGGCCGCGTCGAAGTCGCCCTGTTCCTTGCCGCGCCGCAGGATCAAATCCAGCAGTGCCTCGTCGGAGGTATGGGCCAGGCCGTGCAGGGGAACGAAGACGCCGCCGCAGGCGCGGCAGAAGGCATGGACGATGCGCCAGGGGTCGGGCACGCCCTGGGCATGGGCCAGGGTGCTCCACACCACCCCCTCGGCCAGGGTCGGCTTGTTGTTGTTCTCGGGGCTGTCCGTGACCTTGTTGTAGAGGGTGCCCACCGGGGTGCCGGTGAGGGCCGACAGGTTGCCGGCGCCAAAGGCCAGCAGCAGGTCGTGGGCCGCCTTCATCACGGAAGGGGGGAGTGCCTGGCCGCGGCGGGAGCCGCGGGGATTGTGTGAATTCGCCATGCTTTTTCACCTATGGGTGATTAGCGCGGCTTGGGACACTTCAAACGCCAGTCTGCGGTGCCCTAGCCGCGCCGCCCTCCCCCGCGCCAACGGGTGGAGGGCGGAGTTTTATGCAGCCTTGCGGCGGGACCGCTTGTCGCTTTCCAGGCTCTCTTTCAGCCGAATGACGATCTCGGAATTTCCACTTCGGCCGTTCTTGGCCGCCTCTTCCCGAACTCGCTGGAGCAGACCTTCAGGGAGTCGAACCGTCAGTGCCGTATCGCTTCGCTTTGCAATCATTTTGGTTACACCGTGTAGTTACACCGTGTAACCATACACCGTGAAGCTATATAGGTCAACAGGGGATGGTTACACTTTGCAACTATCTTTAAAGAGGCGTAATTCCATGGGAATGCGAAACATCGCGCCTTTCGGACTGCGCATGCCTGCGGAGCTGCGGGATAAGCTGGAAGTTGCTGCAAAGGCCTCTCGCAGAAGCCTCAATTCGGAGATTCTTGAACGGCTGGCCTGTAGCCTTGTTTCCCAGGCTGTTCCAGTAGAGCCTGGTGACGCCACGGTGATTCAAGCCGTGTCCCAACCGCAGGCCTCGTACTTCCTTCCAGAAAACGATTACGAGCTTCAGCTGGTGGCAGCCTTCCGTCGGCTTACCCCGGATAAACAGCTGGCGCTGCTGACTCTGATTCGGTAGAGAAGTACAGTTTCTTTGGCTTCTACCGAAGTGACTGGAACATATCCCTGGAGAATCAAATGGCACTTGTCGATTGTAAAGAGTGTGGGAATGAGGTCAGCTCCACCGCGAGTGCATGCCCGAAATGTGGGGCGAAGGTAAAAAAGGCAAAGTTGTGGTTTTGGATACCACTTGGCCTGGTTGCCGGGTTTCTAGTGCTTGGAGCTATCGTCGGTGCGAGCGCTGATGGAAAAGAGCGATCTATTGACCGCCGGGCAATCGAGCTGTGTTGGGATGAACAACAGAAAAAGTCTCTAGACCCTGGAAGTCAGCGCTTCATCGCATCTTCATGTGAAATGATGGAGCGTCAATTCCAGGAGAAATATGGGATTAGGCCGTAGTGCAGTTTCAATCATGTCTATTACAAAGAAATCTACGATTGGCGGTTATACGTTTGAAGAGGTGTTCCGCAAGGAAACTGGCGGAATAAGAATCCCGTATGTTCTCCTCACATCTGTAGCCAAATGGCTAGGAGAAGGCTGGTCGCAGAAACGATGTGAGGACATTCTTAAAGCGGAGCCATGGATATCTGATGCACTAGGCAGAACTGACGATGATGCCGGATTCGGTCTATCTCCAATCGGGATTGCTATGCTAGTTGCTCACGGTGGACCGGATGTTTCGCCTAGTTTAAAAATGATGGCTTCTGATTTGGTTATCGGCTGGGTTTCTGGCAGGACAAAATGTCAGACAAGTTTTGAAAAAAATTCTTGATCGCCAATGTAACAAAAGCAGAGGCCGGGTTTCCCCGGCCTCTTTCCCATGCGTCAGGCGCCTGGTGGTTGTCGTTAAACCCCGTCCAGCTCCTGTCGTTTTCGCGAAAACTCCACCTCCAATTCGGCCAATGCGTTGGCTTGTGGCGTACCGGGGAGAGAATTTCCGGAGGCCAGAAGAAGCACCGCCTGGCGCAGCAAAGCAATGCTTTCCCGGTCAATTTCCGCCAGGCGCGCCTGGATGATTGCTGCTGTAGCCTCCCCGCTATCCGGAACTTCCGGCGCTTCAGGTTGCGGGACGTCCTCCTCCACCCAGCCTCCGGCTTCCGGCCGATAGCGCTTGCCGGCCAGAATCTCCGTCGGAGGATCCTGCTCAATACAGCCACGGGGAATCAGAAACACGCCTTCTTCCAGCGGGCTCGGGTCGGCCATCACGGCCTCGACGAAATAGCCGTCTGCGTCGAGCTGGGATACCAGCTTGCCGACGGCCCCTTGATTCTCAACCACTGCTTCCATAGGCACTCCCTTCTCAGTATTTGATACAGACCAGCAGGGCCACGTTACGGGGGCGGGTTTCGGTACCGCCGGTGCTGCCAGAGACAGCGGCATTGGTGGCGCCGGCCAGCTTGCCGAATGTCCCGCTGGAACCACCGGCGGAACTGGCAACGTCGTGGGTGTGGGCCTTCAGTGCATCGTCCTGATGGCTGCCGATGGTCCGACCGGAATCGATGCCACGCCCATCGTCCAAGCCCCGGACGAACTCGCCACGAAGGTCCGGAAGGTTGAAGGTGGTAGAGCCATCTCCCGTGCCGTAGGTGGTCCCGATTACGGCAAAAAGAGCGGCATAGGTGACCCGCGAGACGGCGGCACCATTCGCTTTCAGGTAGCCCGCAGGCGCCGATGAGGCGGCGAAGAACATAATGCTGCCGGCCGGCGCGGCACCGGCGGCACCCGCGGCCGGGTAGTGGCTATAGGTCCAGGAGCCCCCGCCAAGGGATACCGCCTCGCCGCTGTCTCCGGCGGCCGTCGTGATGTTGCTCCCCCCTTGGATGGCCAGGGATGCGCCATTGGTGATAGTCAGCACCCCGCCAAATCTGACCCAACGCCGCACCCCGGCCGCGGCCGTGCCGAAGCTGCTGATGCCGGCAGTGCCGGTGATGCGCACGTTCATGCTCTCGGCGGCGCCGATATCGCAGGTGGCGGCGCTGGCCACATCCACTTCGGCCGCCTCGACGCCCAGGGTTGCCCGGGCGGCGGCCTTGGTGCCGGTGGTCCCGAGCAGGCCGGTAACGGCATCCCACAGGGAGCCAAGGCCGGCCTTCAGCTTCGCCACATTGGGGGCCGGGTAGGTGTCCACCAGGTCGGTTCTGGGAGGAAAAGCAGGCATGTCTCGATCCTTTCAATAGCCGGAAAGCTGGATGTCGGCCACGGCGCCGACGCTGATTTCGTTTTTGTCGTAGGCGGCCACCAGAGCCCCCAGGGAAACGTCGCTCTTGTCCAGGATGCGCACGGACATGGCGCCGCCACCGTCGCTCTGCAGGGTGGCATGCACCCCCTTCACTGCCCGCCACCCGGTCGGTACCGGGATGCGGGAGCCGCCGGCCGCCAGGGCCACGTCGTTCACCTCCGCCCGCAGGTCCGGGGCATCGGCGATCAGCTGCAGCAAAGACACCCTCCCCCGCACGGTGCCGCCCGGCAGGGTCAGGCGCAGCTGGATGGATACCTCCGGTACCGCCATGCCGCTGCCGGGGAAGGACTGCCATTCCCCCGGGGCCGGCCAGGCCGAGGCATCCCCGTCTTCCGGCCAGGCCGGCAGGGTGGTATCGGCGGGCCAGGCAGGGCCGGTGGCATCCAGCCGGTACTCCAGCTTGATGCCGGCGGAGGACTGGCTCTGCAGGATCAGCAGGGTGTCGGCTGGCATGTCGGGCCAGGTGATCCAGGGCGACAGCCATTGCAACTCGGCATAGGACTCTTCCGGCCAGGCCGGGGTGTCGCCGTCTGCCGGCCAGGCGGGCAGGCGCCCGTCTGCCGGCCAGGCGCTATCCACCGGGTCGGCCACCAGGTCGCCGGTGCCGGCCTCAACCTCGCCGCCAACTACCTCACCAGCCCAACTTGATTCATGGAAATCGACGGTTTCCACCACGTTGGAGATGGCGGGGTCTCCCAGGTCCGTGATGATGTAAGCCGGCGCCAGGCTCTCATTGCCGGAGGTATCCACCGCCTTGACCATGATGGTCACCGGCCCGGCCGGCATAACGGTCGGAGAGAAGGGGCTGGCCGTCAGCAGGCCTTCGTGCAGGGCCTGGGCTGTCTCCCAGTTGAGATCGGTACCGGTGGCCCAGCGGATGCGATAGCCGGCCAGATCCACATCCGGCACGGAAGGCCACGAGAGGGTGCGGCCGGAGATGAAGAAGCTGCCGACGTCCGCCGGCGGCGCCGCCTTGCCGATGATGGTGTGGGTCCGCACGATGCGGCTGCCCTCGCTCCAGGCCCCCCGGGCCGAAATGGCCGTCACCTCGATCTGCAGCTCGCCGGAATCCGGCGCCTGCCAGGTGAAGCGACGGCCATAGGGACGCCCCACATCCACCGGATCGTCGCCATTGACGCCGATACGCACCATGGCATGGTCGTAGGGGCCGACCACATCCCAGGTCAGCGTCAGCTGCACGCCGAAGCCGGAACCCACCCGCAGCAGCTCCTCTGTCACTTCCAGCTGCTGCAGCAACGGCGCCCGGCTGGCGGCCTGCTCGGCCCCCAGGTACTGGTAGCTGCCGAACTCGGCCTGGTAGTAGCGGTCGTCCTCATCCTGGGCCACGATGCGCACCAGCTTGTCCCGCAGGGGCTGCACACCGACGATCTTGACCCGCTTGCCCGGGGTTTCCTTGACGTCGAAAACCCACTTGTAGTCGCAGGGCGGGTGATCGGGGTCAAGGCCTGGGGCGTACAGGGGCATGCCCTGGTCGTCTTCTTCCGGCCAGGGGTCCAGGAGGGTCAGGGTGTCGGTCTCCCCTTCCCCGGTCTGCACCCGCAGTACGTCGAAATAGCCGTTGGGGAAGGTGATGCCCACCCAGTGCATGGCGGCGGTGCCGAAGTCCACCGCCCGGTCCAGGATCAGGGTGTTGCCGTCACCGCCCACCGCCCGGCCGCTGACGCCCCACTGGGTCAGGTCGTGGGAAAGCAGCACCACGTCGCCACGGTCCACCACCAGGCCCTCGATATCCGTCTCCCAGGTGATGCGCCGGCGCAGGTAGAGATGGCTGGCGGCCTGCAGGCAGGCCTCACGCCCGGCCAGGCCCTTGTCGGTGCAGCCGAACAGCTCCAGGGTGGCGCTGCTCTGGGGGTCGGTGACCCCGGGCACCAGGGCCCTAACCTGCTCCTGCTGCCAGTCGTTCTCCTGGTTGATGAAGGTGACGACGATCTCATCGGCCAGCTTCTCGGTGGCGTATTCCACGGAGAAGCTGTTGCGCTTGATGTTGGCCATGCCGAAGGTGGCCATGTGGGGCTGGCCGCCGGCATCCCAGATGGCCCCCAGCTTGCCGGTGGCCCAGGAGGCGCTGCCGCGGCCCATGCGGGCGATACGGTTGAGGGCTTCGGCGCAGCTGATGGTGCTATCCAGCACCGCATTGAAGGAAAGACCCTTGGCATCGCACCAGGCCGCCCAATCCACGATGGCTTCCAGGTTGATCCGGCTTTCGGACAGGCAGGCGCCATAGTGGCGGCGCCCGCCGATCCGCTTGCCCCGGGCGAACCAGAGAAAGTTCCAGGCCGGATTGCTGCTGGCCTCGGTCACCCAGGAGCCGTTGCGCAGGACCGGAATGCGGGCCGTGGCCAGGGCGCTCAGTTCCTCGATCTGGCCGTTCAGCTGCCCGCTGGCCTTGATCTTCACCGCCACCCGGGTCTGGCCGCTGTAGTCGGCTTCATCGGGCTGGTAGGTCCGCAACACCGACCAGTTGAGGTTGCTGGCCAGCTTGTCGTCGGTGGAGTCAAAGGAAATGCGGGTTACCCGCACCTCGTACTGCCCCTTGGGCACGGAAATCTTGTAGCTCTTCCGCACCGGGCTGGAGGTGCTGTTGCTGATGGTGACCTGGGGCACCTGGATCTGATAGGCCGGGTTCGGGTGCGGGTCGTTGCCCAGGGCGGAGGAGACCTCGGAGAAAGGGCGCCAGCGCCAGGTGTTCTTCAGCGGGACGGCCCACCATTCGCCGGGAACGTTGGAGTGGAATTCACCGGGGGTATGATCGCCGGCCCGCACCGAGCCGTAGGTGACCTGGATCCACTTGGTGTGGTCGCCGAATTCGTCGCTGTAGGTTTCGTAATGGCCGGCGGACCAGTAGTGGGTGTAGTAGGCCGTCGCCGTCCCCATGACGAACGGAGTCCAGTCCTCATCCCCCACCGCCCGGTACTCGATCTGGATGGTGCAGGTGTTCTTTTCCAGCTCGCCGGAGTCGCTGACCTTGTAGAGACTGCCGGTGATATCCACCGCAAGACCCACGGCATCGATGCTGGAGGTTCGCACCAGGGCCCCATCCTTCTTGGTGATGGCGCCGCCGGTGATGGAATCCACATTGCCCGGGAACAGGTCAAGCTTGCCGTCGCTGCCGGAGACCTGGATTTCCACGTTGCTGTAGTTCTCGATGGGCGTGTCACCGATCTTGAAGTCGGAGAGCTGCACATCGGACAGGCCAAAGTGGAAGACCTGGTACAGGTACTGGTCGGCCCCGCTGTACTCGGTGTAGGTTTTTGCGCCGTAGTCGGCCACCACCCGGTGGGTGCCAAGCACCAGGAGCATGGGTTCGTAGGCCCGGGCCCGGTTGCTGCCGCCTGTTATGGCATAGGTGGCGCTGGTGTTGCTGCTGGCCGTCCTACTGGCGGCGGAGAGGTTGGCCTTCTGGGCCGGGAACATGGAGTTGATCAGCATGGAGCCGCCAAACGACACCACGCCAGTCATTATCGAACTCCAAGCCGTCACCCCCATGCCCATCACGGCCGACGACCCACCCATGATTCCTAGCGCCAGAGCATCGCCAATACCTGGAGCGGCAACCATGAGGGCAATGGTCAGGATGGTCTTGACCGGGTTGGAACCGCCACCGCCGCCATGCACCACGGCCCGGATGGTGATCATCTGGCCGTGGCGGGGGCGCACGTGCTTCCACATGTGGCGCGGTACCCGGGCGCCTTCCAGGCGCAGCTCCACCGGCTGGGCTCCGAAGCGGATGCCCTGGCGCTCCAGGTACTCGGCAATGCTCTCCCCGGGGAAAAACTCGGCCCGGTACTCCCGGCGGTCCTTCTGGGCCAGGATGGGATGGGGCGACCAGACCAGGGTATTGGCGGGCGCCACGGCAACGGGCGGGCGATCGATCACTTCCATTTGTAGAAGCCCTCGATGGCCAGACCGTTGTGCTGCAGGTCCCGCAGGCGATGGCGCACCACCTGGCCGGCGTTTTCCATGGCATGCAGGACCCAGCCCTGCCCGCTGATGTTCAGATAGAGCCCGAGGTGGCGCAGTTGGCCGCGGCTGATCATCACCACCGCGTCGCCTTCCGCCGGAGCACTGGTGGGCTCACCGAAATCCAGCAGGTTGTCCTCGATCTGGCGGCTCTTGCCCCGGTGACCGGCGGCCCGGTCCGTGGGCAGGCTGATGGTGCGGCCCAGTTCCTCGCGCAGGATGCGCTCCACCCAGGCGGCGCAGTCCATCTCGTCGGCCACATAGGGCTGGCCGATGTACCGGTCTGACCAATGGCTGCTCATCAGAACAACCCCGGAGAGGTGTCGGGCCGGTGGGAGATGGCCACGGCCGGCAGGTCCAGCATGTTTTCGAAGCCCAGGGTGGCGGAAACCTCGGCGTAGGTCGCCTTGAGGTTCTTCATATCCACCGTGATCTCCCACTCGATCACGTCCGGCGTGGAGCGCAGCCCCAGCATCATGCGGCACTCGGCGCCGACGCCGCCGTTTGATCCCTCGATGAATTCCATCAGCTCCCGGCCCACGTTATCGATGGACAGCTCCGCCTGGGGCAGCTGGCCCTGCTGGTCGTCCGGCAGGGTGTAGCGGAAGGCGCAGGCCCGGAACTGGGGGCCGCCCACCTCCCAGACGGCAGCGCCGTCGGCTACGGTCTCGCCATCCGCCGGCCAGGCCGGCTCATCGGCGGCGGTAATGCCGCCCACCGTGCAGCGATACCAGCGGCCGGTGTATCCGCTAGGGATGGCGATATCCCCCGCCGCCGCCAGGTGGCCGGGCAGCCACAGGTAGTCCACGCCGTAGGGAAAGTCCTGGCTGTCCTCCACCACCCGGGCCGGCTCCACCATGTAGGGGTGGATGATCTCCAACCGCAGCACCGGCTGTTCGCTGGCGCTGGTGGCATTGAGGGAGCGACGGGCGCGCTCACTGAGCTGCTTGCTCATTCCCAGGTCTCCAGCGTGAATGAGGCCCGCCAGCTCTGCAGCGTGGACACCCGGGGCTTGTACGCAATCTGGCCCCCGACGATGCGGGCAGGCTTCTGCACCCCATCCACCGGGTCATTCCAGAGAAACCAGTCCGCGCCGCTGCCGATGGACTTGAACCACTCCTTGAAGGACTGGAGCTGGGCCGGGTTCTCCAGGGCGTACAGCACGGGCCGTTCCGACATGCCGCGGCTGGCGCTTTTTGCCTGCTTTGGCGGGCCGGACTCCATTTCCGTGCGGCTGACCAGCGGCGCAGGGTTCTCGGCGAACCCTTCGAACAGCAGCACGGCATAGGCGGGAAACGTCTGCACCGTCAGCTCCCCTGCATGCTGGCAAGGGCCTGCCGCATGGGCCCGTTACGGGACATATCCTTGAGGAAAACCTTGATGACCCAGCTTTCCCCGTCGAAGGCCATCTGCTGGGGGGCACGCTCTTCCTTGGCAGTTCCCTGGTTGTCGAACTGGATCTTCACGTTCGGGCGCTGGTCTGCCGGCGCCAGCTTCTTCATCTGGCCCTCGGTGAACACGCCCTCTCCCCGCTGCAGCACGGTGGCCACTTCGTCGCCGGCGATGGCGCCGGAGTGGTAGCGGGGGGCGCCGGCGAAGAGGCCGGACGGCAGGGCATGGGTGAAAGCGGGTGCATCCAGCCCCGGAACCCCGCCCGTATGCCAGGAGGAGAAGATGTTGGAAATCCAGCTGCCGATGCCCTTGCCCACCTCGCTCATGCCCTGGGCGATGGGATCAACGATGGGCTTGATGATGGGCTGCAGGATGGCGGTGGCGGCAGCGTTCTTCAGGGTGTTGAGGAAGACGTCGAAGAAGTCCTCCCCCTTCTCGAAGCCGCGCATGAGACCGTCCGCCACCGACCGGCTCATGGTGTCGGAGAGCCGGTCGGCCTCCTGCTGGGCCTTCTTGCTGGCCTCATCCGCCACCTTGGCCGCATCGATGGCGGCGGAAGACTCGGCGATGCGGCGGCGGGCGGCGATCTCCCGGTCCAGCACCGCCAGCTGCTGTTCCTTTGCACCGTTTGCCTCGGCGACGGCCCGGGCCTCTTCCAGCTGGGCGACGATGGAAAGCTCGATCTCGGAGCGGCTGCGGCGGGTCAGTTCTTCCCTGCGCTCCAGTTGGGCCGCTTCCCGCTCCAGCGGAGCCACGGCGGCCTCCACCGCCTTCACGTAGTCCTCGGTGGCCTTGTTGATCTCGTCCTGCTCCCGCTTCAGCACCGGGTCCTTGTCCAGGATGGCGCCCAGCAGGCGGTCATACTCGGCCAGGCCTACCTTGCCCTTGGCCAGCTGCTCGTCCAGCTTCTCCAGCGACTTCACCGTGGAGGCAGAAAGGCCCACCTCCTGGCCCAGGGCCTCCGCCCGCACGTCGGCCAGGGGGTCGGACTTTTCCCGGGCCTTCGGGGTCTTGGTGGCGTACTTCTCCCGGATCTGCCCCAGACGCTCTTCGATCTGGGTCTGGCTCAGTCCGGCCTGGGCACCGGCCTCCCTGGCCTTGGCCACCTCCCGCTCCATCTGGGCCTGCTTGGAGAGGTACTTGTCGCCCTCCTGCAACCATTTGATGCGGGCCTGTTCCTGGGCATTGGCGGCGGCCTCGGAACTGGCACGCTCGTTCGCAGCGCTTTCGGCAAACTTCAGGCGGCGCAGCTCGGCGGCCTCTTCCTCCGACACCCCGCTGAACATCCCGCGGCCTGGCGCGGCCTTCTGCTCCAGCTGCTGGATACGCTCCAGACGGGTGGTTTCCCGGAAGGCGGAGGTCATGGTCTCGCTGGCGAACCTGGCGGCATCGCCAAGCCCACGCCACATCCGCGTCATGAGGCTAAGGTCTGCCTCCATGTCCACAGACCGTTCCCTCAGGGCATCGGCGTAGGCCCGTTGTGCGGCCTCCGCCGCCTGCTCACTCTTGCCTTGCTCGTCCAGGGCCTTGATCTGTGCGAATACCGCCGAAGTCAGGTAGTTGTACTGCTCGTTCAGCTTCAGGGATGCCTGGACAGGGGAGCGGCCAAGCTCTTCGAACTCTTTCACGGTCTGGGAAACGGCAACACCGGTTGCCCGTTGCCAGGAGACGGTGGCCTCGGCAACCATCTGCAGCGACTGGGCGGCTACCTGCCCGGATGCAACGATCTGCTGCATGGCGGCAGAGGTCGTCAGCTGAGTGGAGCCGATGTTTTCCGCAGCGGCACGGGCGGCGTTTGCCATTCCTTGCAGGCTGGTCCCCGCCGCATTACCGGAAACGACGATGGCCTGGGCGGACCGCTCCACATCCTTGTCTGCCTGGAGATAGGCAGCGCCAAGCGCCACAGCACCAGCAGCTGCCAACGCCAGACCCGCCGGCAAGATGGAGGCAATTCTGGCCACCCGCTCTGCCCCGGCGGGCAGCATTTCAATGGCTTCGTTGAGAGGTTTGAACTTGGTCCCGGCCTGGGCAGCGGCTTCGCCGGCGGCCTGCTGGCTCTTGGCCAGTTGCTCGGCTTTGGCGGAGGCGCCTGTGGCGGCCTGCTCCGCCCGCTTCATGGACTCGGTGAGCTTGTCCGTCTCTTTTTCGGCACGGCCGGCGGCGGCGACGTAGCTGCCGTCGTCCGCCGTGATGTCAATGCCGATTTGGTGATTGTGGTCTGCCATGCCCCGGGCCCTCGTAGGGATAGGGCCATTTCACGGCATTGGGGGAGACAAAAAAACGGAAGGGTTTGTCGGGCTTCAACCCGTGCTGCGGCTGGCCATTACCACCCGCTCCACCACCTGCAGCAGTTCCAGGGCCAGACTCACCCGCCAGCCCATGTCCTGGATGATGGCGATGGCTGGCCCGTAGTCCAGGCCATACAGACCCCAGGGGGCCGGGCGCCACTGGGTTTTCACCCGCTCGTAGAGCCACCAGATTCCGGCCTCCCAGTCCAGGTCCGGCGGCAGGTCGGCCGGGTCTATTTCGCGCCCGGCCTGCTGCAGGGCCTCAATGTACCCGGGGCCCAGGGTGATTTCCCACTGGGCCCGGGCGATCAGCCTTTTTTTGATTCCCCCACCTCCGCCACGAAGGACTGGAGATCGGCGGCCTTCTTCAGCACGTCCGGCATGATGGTGTTGGCGAAGCGGCGGCCGAAGCGTTCCTTGTTCGCCTCGTCGCAGGGGGCCGGCTCTCCGCCATGGGATACCCCCTCCCAGGACTTGATGGCCTTCACGGCCACCTTGCCGTAGAAGGCCGTGGTGTCGAGTTCGCCCGCCTCGTTGCGGCTGGCCTTGAGCAGGGCGGTGTGGTCCGACGGCTCCAGGGGGTTCAGCATGGCAGAGAAGCCGGTGGCCTCGTGTTTGAAGGCAATGGCGGGCAGAACTTCATCAATCAGCAGCATGGGGAACCTCAGTAGGCGGGAACGTCATTGACCAGGATCACCAGGGGCAGCGCGCCGCTGGGGTGGCGGTGGGCCCGCCATTCCATATCCGCGAACAGGCCGGACTTGCCGGCCTTTGGCACGGCCTTCTCCACGAACTCGGCGTGGGGAATGTCCCAGACCAGGGAGAAAACGTGGCTGCCTACGGGGGCCTTGGAGCCGATGCGGACGCGGGTGGAAGTGCCGGTACGGGCCAGGCCGTAGGCCCCCTGGCTGCTGAACAGGGCCTTGATCTTGCCCTGCAGGGTGATCTCGCCCTGGTCGATGAAGCCGTAGCCTTCCCGGTCGTCGGCCGTGGTGATGCCGGTCATGTTGTTGCTGAAGGTCAGATCGCCGCCGGTGATCACGCCCAGATCGTCATTCACCCCGTTGCTGATCATGCCGCCGGAACCGCAGGCCCGCACGCTCTCGTACTCGGTGGGGGTGGCGTCGAAGGGGGCGCCGTACTCGGTCTCCTCGCCGGCGATGATGCTGAACTTCACGTTCTGGTCCTTGGCCAGGAGGTCGTAGGTAAGGCTGTTCACCTTGGCCCCCAGGGTCCGGAAATACTCGTTGGTGTCGGTGTGGCCCAGCTCCAGCATGGCCGACGGCCGGGTATCCAGGTTGAAGGGGAATACGTGGGCCTTGAGCACGGAGGACACGGCAATGTCGGCATCGGCCTTGTCAGCCGTGGGCAGGGTCGGCACATCCACTTCCACCACCAGCTCGTGGCCGTCTGTGCCGGATTCCAGGGTGAAGCGGCCGCCGGCGGAGACGTCCACCGCAGCGCCGGGGCCGCTATCGCCGCTGGCCTGCCAGGCCAGGGTCTTGCCCGTGGCGGTGAAGGTCAGGGTGCCGTTGCCGGCGGTAGTGGCGGTACTGGCGTAGTGCGCCGTCACCCCGGTCACCAGGGTCGGCTGCTTGGTCACCGCCTTGTGGGTCTGGGGTTCGCCCAGGGCCAGGGCCAGCCAGGCGCCGATGCTGCGCAGGTCCAGGATGCTGTTCACATCGCCGGCGCTGGTGGCATCGCCGGCGCCGGACTTGGCTGGCAGGGGGCTGCCAGAGATGGAAGGATCCTGCACCTTGCCCGGGTCCCGGCCCACGCCGAACTCGATGAAGGGGAGGCGGATGGCGTCCGGGGTGACGGGCAGCACCCGGAAGGCGGTTTCGCGCTGCAGCAGCAGCTGCATGTTGGCGCCCTTGGCATAGCTCATGGCGGTGTAGGTCACGATTTTCTCCTGGTGGATTTGCTGGCGGGTTTGGCGGCGGCGGGGGCCTGGCTGACAACGCCGCCGACGGCAAGAAACTGGTAGGGGTTGGCGGGGTTTCTGGACTTGATGGCCTCGAACTCCTCCCGGCTCACCAGCTGCCCGTCACCACGGCGCCAGTGCCGGCCGGCGTAGGTCATGGTTTCCGGCCCCTGGTGGTAGGCCACCTTGATCTGCTCACTCACGGGGCGGCTCCTTCTCCAGGATGGATGGGTCAACCCCGAACAGCACCGCCAGAATCGCCCGCAGCCTGGTCTTCACCAAAGTGATGGCAAACGACAGGAGGCTGGCGGTGCCGATACCGGCGAGAAGGGAAATCCCTACCAGGCCCGGAAGATTCTGTTTATACGACTGCCAGGCCACGAGGAAGATGATCGTCCCGAACAAGCCGGCATTGAGCATGGCGGAAATGATGTTGCGACCGCCCAGCCGCTTGCCATCCCGAAGCAATGTGGCAAGACCCGTCACGCTGGAACCGAAGAAGACCAGGATGGAGGTAATCCAGGGGCTGGTATCGGCCTCCAGCAGCAGCTTCAACAAGCGCTCGGCCATCACAGCCCCCGCTCTTCAAGCTGGCGCCGGCACTCCTCGTGGGCGGTGAAGCAGGAACCCACGGCCCGGAACAGGTCTTCCAGCCACTGGCGCATGTCAGCCCCCTGCCCCACTTCCGGCAGGGGCTGGCAGGCTTCCCGGCACTGGGCCGGCAGGCTGCGCTCCGGCTTCGAGGCCGCGGTTGATGGTGCCGACGACGGCGTTGAGGCGCAGGCGCAGAGCGTCAGACAGGCAAGCAGCAGGAACAGGCGGCGCATTTCGGAGCCCTTTCAGTACGGTTTCAAGTTGTTTTTTGGCGGCGGACTCCCGCTTGGCGCTGGCCTCGGCGGCCAGGCGGGCCTCGGCGGCGTCTTCCTTGGCCTCCTCCAGTTCCTTGGCCAGGGCCTCGTTCACCTTGTCCTTATTCTTGGAGTAGCCGGCTTCCACAGCATTGGCGCCCCGGGTGTAGCCGAAGCGGTCGCCGGCGATACCGGCGGCCACCACGGCCAGAACAAAGGCCAGCACCAGGGTGACGTTGCGGGTGATGATTTCAGGCATTGCTCACCTCCAGTTCAAAGGGCTGGCGGCCCATGTGCTCCTCGAAGGCGGCAACGGCGGCCCGGCTCTGCAGCAGGGCGGGCTGGCCATCGAGCAAGCCGCGGGAATAGCCCAGGGCAATGCAGCCGTTCAGCTCGGCCTTGAGGCCGTGGTCGGCGTCGCCCATGAGGTTGGCGGGGTGGATCAGGATCCCGGCGCGGCCCGGGACGGTCTCCAGGCGGTAGGTGTTGCGCTTGAAGCGGGGCGACATGGCCCAGATCACGCGGTAACGCCCGGGGGGAATGCAGGAAGCGCCGGAAGCGTTGCCCTTCCACGGCAGTTCGCCGGTGAGGCAGGAGAAGCCTTCGGCCTCCAGACGGCCGAAGGTGCCGGCCGTGGTGGAGGGGGCGCGGATCAGCCGCACCAGCGGCAGGGGGGCGGCCATCATGTGTCCATCTCCAGGTCAAAAGAAACCCAGGCGTAGGGGTAGTCCATCTGGGCCGACTGGTGCATGCCGGTGGCCACCAGGCAGGCCAGGGGCATGGGCAGGTCCCGCAGCCATTCCTTCACTTCCTGGGCCATGGCGCCTTCGGCAATATCGATTTCTATAGGGTCGGCCTTGCCGTCCACCTTGCTCTGGCCGATCAGCAGCATGTGGTGGGTGCCGTCCATGGCCCGGCGACCGCCGAAGTTCTTGTAGCCCTTCTCCCCATTGGAGATCAGGGTGTAGATGCCCTTCTTCAGCTCGTCCGGCTTGCGGGCCTGGGCATCCCGGAAGGAGCGGGTGACGATGCGCTGCGGCACGGCGGCGGCAAGGGATGCCTTGATGGCCTCCAGGCGGTCGTTGATTTCGTCGCTCATTTCCCGAAGGCCTCCTTGATGCCGGCCTCGATGCCTTCATCGGCCAGGGCCACCACCCGGCCGGCCATGCGCTCTGCCGTGGGGGCCACATAGGGCTGGGGCTTGATGCCGCGCTTGCCGATGGCCCGGGCAATGGCGTAGGTCGCCCGGTCCAGGGGAGCGCCGGAAAGGCCGGTGCGGAAGCGCACCCACTCCATGAGGCCCTTGGTCATGCCGGGAACCTTCCCCGGCTCCCGCCCGGTTTCCACCCATAGCCCATGGGCGACTCCGGGCGATACCCGGAAATGCAGCGGCGCTTTGCGGGCCCCCAGGATGGAATTGACCAGGTTGGAAAATGCCTTCGGCGCTGCCCGGCGCATTTCCCTGGAAACCTCCAGGGCGGCACGTTCCAGCTTCCCCCCCAGGTTCCGGGTCATCACCTCCGGCGACCGGCGGAAGGCCTCGGACACCCGGCTGTCGTGGCGCCTGACGATGGTTTTCACCGGGCCCGCCCTTCGAACTCCGCCATCAGGGCGGCGTAGAGATGGCTCGGGGTGCCGTTGCGGGGCTGGCTGGAGAAGCCGTCCCGCATGGCCACCGGCAGGGTGACGTTGCGGATGGAAAGCTCCCGCATTGCCTCGGCCTGGGCCCGCAGGATCAGCAGGCCCCGGTCGGACGGGGCAATGGTGGTCTCTCCGGCGGTTTCGCCGATATGGTGGGCAGCTTCATAGAAGAAGGGGTAGCTGCTGCCCAACAGGCCGATCTGGCGATAGGTGGGGGCCGGCGTCAGCACCAGTACCTTCACGCCATCCAGCTCCGCCCCCTCGCAGCGCGGCAGGCGGCCGGGCCAGTTCGCATCCCACGGCTTGGCGCCGTTGCCCACCCCCCACTGGGAGGAATGGAAGCAGACAAACCCGGCCGGGGCCGGATAGACGGCCAGCCCGCCCTGCAGCGCCAGCTCCCCCGCCACCTTGCGCGGACGCACCCGGCCGAAATCGGCCGCGGCCACGTCCAGCAGGCGGGTGAAGTTTCTGTCGTCGCTCTCGTCCTCCAGCTTGAAGGGGTCCGCCGCTTCGTGCAGCGAGGCCTTCAGGCTGGCGACCAGATCGGCGCGGGAGAGCGTGCCGGCCATGGTGGATCAGTCGTCCTTGCCGGCCAGGTCCAGCTTGGCGGCGGCGACGGCTTCGATCAGGGAAGCGCGGGGCTTCTGGGATTCCTGCTCCAGGGCTTCCAGGGCGGTCAGCTGTTCCATGTCCAGCTCGGCCAGCTTGGGCTGGATATCCTTGACGGAGGCCTTGAGCAGTTCCGCCAGGGGATTCTCCGGCTCCGGCTCCTCGGCCTTGGGCGCCTTGTAGTCAGGGTGCAGGATGGCTTCCACGTCCCGGGTGTCGAAGGGGGGAATGGTGGTGGCGCCGATATGCACGAACTTGTCGGTTTCGTTGTGGAACGGGATTTTCATGGGGTTCTCCTTGGCCTGCCCGCCGCACCGCCCGGGCTACCCCGGGCGGCGAGCGAGTGCCAGTCGCGGTTATGCGGTTAGCGGTTGGTGGCGGAATAGGCCAGGATCGAGGTCATGTAGCCGGATACGGGGCCCGGCACCTTGATCACGTTGTATTCCTCGCCGTACACCTGCTTTTCACCGGTGGGGTTGCCGCTGGCATCCGTTACTTCGAAGGGCGCACCTTCGATGGCATAGGGCTTGGCTACGGTGTAGCCCAGCAGACCGCGGGGGCCCATGATGATCCGCTCGTCGCCCAGATCGATGCCGGGCTGGTTGGTGCCGACGGCAGGAACGCCCTTGATGGTCTGCAGATCGCCATTCACCGCGAGCACCGTGCCGTTCTTGGCGTGGGATTCCTCGAACTGCTCGGCGTTGGTGATGGTGTCGTTGAGGCTGGGGCTCATCAGCAGGAAGTCGGTACCCACGTAGCGCTGGCTGGCCAGCATGGCCTTGCGGGAACCAACGGCCTGCAGCAGCTTGTTCAGCTGCTTCTCGTTGGTGCTGCCGCCGGGAACGTCCAGATCAACCTTGAGCACGTTGGTGGCCTTGCTATAGGCCACGGTGTTGGTACCGGTGCCGGCCGGGGTGACCGGGTTGCCGTCCTTGTCCACCACCTGGAAGTAGCCCAGGTTCCAGTTCAGCACCCGGTAGTAGGTGCCGGCGGCCTGCTTGCCGGTACCGTCCCAGGGCTGGATGGCAGTGCCGGCAATGACCACGGTGATGGGATTCACCGCGCTGCCCACGGCATTGCCCTTCAGGTCACGGGCCTGGAAGGGGCGAACCACCGGAAAGTTGGCCGTCTTGAACTGGCTCTTGCTGCCGTCGAACTGGCTGCTGATGTTTTCGGCGGAAACAGCAATGGCGCCGAAGGAGTCGGAAGCGCGCTGCAGCTCGTTGGCGACGCGACGGGCGATCATTTCGCGCATCAGGCGGGCATTGGCGGACAGGTTCTCGCCCACTGCATCCCAGGCCACCGGGCCGTTACGGGTGAGGAAGGCCAGTTCGTTGGTCCACTTCATGCCCAGCTTCATGGGGGTGAGGAAGGCGGTTTCGTGGTCGGTGCGGGTCTGGTAACGGGGGATGCCCTGACCCTCATAGACGATGCCATCGTTGGCCAGGGCCGCCGTCGGCCGAATCTCGAAGGGGATTTCGGTGGTGGCAGTGGCGCCCGGGTCGGTGGCGGTACGAACCAGCTGCAGCACGTTGAGGTCGGAGAGGGCCACCCGGATCACTTCCCGCTGGATGGAGGCGGGCATGTAGTAATCGCCGGTGTTGGCCTGACCGCCGGAGAGCAGCTTCAGTTCGTTGTGCAGCTGCTGGCCGTGGCGGGCATCGAACTCAGCCAGCACCTTGGTAACGAAGGGGTGCTCCTTCTCCGGCAGGGCCAGGGCGCCGATGTGGTAGGCGCTGGTCTGCTTCAGGGCGGCGTGCACCATCTCGGTGAGCTTCTTGGGGGACTCGTCCGGCACCTCGATGTGGGCGCGGCCGGTAACCCTGTAGCCCAGGCCGGAGAGCTTCTTGGCGGCGGCGAGCTGGTTGCCCTGGGCAATCATGGTCTCGCCCAGGCGCTTCACCTGGTCGGCGGTCATTTCCGGGGTGATCAGGCCGGCGGCCGATTCGGTGAGGGACTTGCGCAGGTCTTCATCCAGGCCGGCGGCGGCGCCGATCTGCTCGGAGAGGGCCTTGCGCTTGCCTTCCAGGTCTTCTGCCAGCCTCTTGGTGGCGGCGTCACGCTCGGCCAGGGCCTGGGCTACGGCGCCGGCCACGTCCACCTGGCCGGGAGCAGGCATGGAAAGATGGATCACGGCGGGGTTGGCGCCGATCTGGGCGGCCATGGCCTTGCCGGCATCGGCGAAGCCCTCGCACAGACTCTTGGCAACGCCTTCGTCTTCCACGGATTCCAGGGCCTTGGCGGCGGCCTTGGCGATATCGGCAATAACGGCTTCGGACAGTTTCAGTCCGGCCAGTTGGTCCTGCAGCTTTTTCAGCAGTTCAGCAAATTTCATTTCGTGCTCCTTGAGCAATTGGGATTTCAGGGTCGGGTGAAGCAGTACGGGGGCATCGCCGCCGCCGGCTTCGCTCAACTGCACGGGGTCGAGTCGCTTGATACAGGGCCGAGTCACAAGCCCACCGCCCAGGAGCACGCATCCGTGGGCATTTCCCGCTTCGTTGTCTTTCCAGTTCTCGTGGTATTCGGCGGATAGGTAGCGGAATCCGCGCTTTTCCACGGCTTCCAGGCCGAAAGGCGTCCATTCCACCAGGGCCCGCAGGCGGTCCCCTTCCACGGAGAGCTTGAGAATCTTTGCCGCGGCACCGTCCTGCGGCTTGTGGGCCACATCCAGGAAGATGTCCTGGCCGTAGGTGCCCTTGTCGAAGTTGGCGACCATCTCCTGGAGCATGGTCCGGGTGATGTCGAAGGTGCCGTAGCGGGGGTCGGTGAAGGTGCCGGTGCGGGTCAGGGTGACCCAGGTGGTTTTCTTCTCTCCGTCCGGAAGGGCCGGCAGCTCGGAGAGGAATCGCCGCAGCCCGGCCTCGGGTGCGGCTTCAAGCCGGATGATCCGGCCGGGTCGGCAATGGGTTTTCTGCATCTCCACCTCGCAATTCGGGTGCGCGGCAGAGACAGGAGCGAACTGGAACCCCGCCGCGCTAGCCCCGGATTCGGGGCTGTAGCGAGAATGCGGCAGGCAAGGCGACAAAAAAACGGAAGGGTTTGTCGGCCTGGAAATGAAAAAGCCCCGCCGGGGCGGGGCCTATATTGAAGTCGTCCGATTATGCCTTGCGGCAAGACACACGCCTGTCTCCCACTAAGCCGATTACCGCATAGCCACGGCGCCACAACGCCTCGTAGACGTGAATGCTGTTTCTTGTGGTGATCGGTACGGAGACTTCGATGACTGCGAAATGCTCTGTTTCCTCAACGACGCTCGTCGTCATTGCTGCAAGTTCGTTCAGAGATCCCATTCTCGCTCCTAGTAAATCGGTTCGATATCAGATGGCTCGTCGGCTTCTTCATCAGGCCGCAGCAGGTAGGCCAGATCGGCTGGAAGTCGCCAGTATTGGCCCAGGATGGCTGCCATCTGGGTCGGCTTACGCAGGGGGTCGGTGATGGCGTAGCTGGTCGGCATGGGGTGGCTGGTTACCTCCCCTTCTGCCTTGGCCGCGTCCACCAGGGCCTGCACGGTCATGGCGTCACGGCCGGACAGACGGCCGGCTACCGCGTCCCAGGAAAACTCCAGGGATGAAACGGCTGGCGAGACAGGCGACAGTTTCAGGTCACGGTTCATAGTGGTGGAGCAGTCCCAGCACGAGGTTGAACATTTCCGGGTCGGCCTCCACCAGGAGGCGAAGGCTTTCCGGGGAGCCGAAAAGGTACTCGAAGGCAATGGTCATCACCTCCAGGGCCCCATCCCGTCCCAGATAGCGGGAACCGGAGTACACCTTGCCCTGGTAGGGAATCACATAGTGATCTTCCCGGGTCACTTCTGAAATAGCATAGCCCACCCCTGGGTGCAAGCTGTCCAGGGATTTCAGCGGGTCGCCGGCGGTGCGGCGCTGGTGCAGTTCCTGGAAGAAGTCATCCAGCGCCGGCAGGGCATGTTGCAGCCGGTGGGTGAATTCGTGTAGTGCCGAGCGGTATCCCCTGGTCATTATGAAGCCGTCGCCGCCGGCTACCCGCTGCACGCCGAAGCCCTTGATGCGCAGCGTCATCCCGGCGTATTCCTCCGGCACGGCGATGTGAAATGCCCGCCGGTTCTCGAATTTTGCGTAGAGAGGCCCCAGGTCGTCGCTGGCTTTTGTCCAGTCGTCCGGGAACAGCCGGGAGACGGCCCGCACGTACTCGGCGCCCTTGCCGCCGTTGCATACCTTCACTTCCTTGTTGGTGGACCGGCTCTTGTTGAGGTCTTCGTGAATCATGGCCTGCAGCTCTTCCCAGCGCTTCTCGCCGGCTGCCAGGCCCTGGAGCAAGGCATCTGCCTTGGCCCTGCCTTTCTGGATCATGTCGTCCAGGCTGCCCCGTGGCGTTTTCGGCTTGGTCACCGGCGGCGCCGGACGGGGCGGCGTATCCGGAAGGCCTCCCTGCAGCCGCTCCTTCACCGCCGACCATGGCGCCCGGATCATGCCCTGGGTGAGCTGGCCGTCCTTGAAGGCCTGGTGCTTGTTCTTGCCCAGCACGCCCAGCTGCTGGCCATCCGTCAGCCTGGCCAGCGCTTCCATGGGGGTTTCCTGCCCGGCCCGGTCGGCCTCGGTGATCTCGTCCTTGAAGACGATTTCAACGAAAGACAGGGTGTTGGGGTGGGCCGGCCAGGGGCAGGTTTCCCGGCTGGGATAGACCCCGCGGCCCAGGCCGTGCAGGTTCTGCTCGGAGAGCAGGTCGCAGATATCCGGCTCCGGGTGGGCCGGTGAGAGCAGGAAGCGCCATCCGGCGAAGTCCGGGTGGCCCTCGCCTCCCAGCATGTAGGCCTCGCCGTGGGCCCGGTTGAGTTCGGTACGGAAGAGCCGCATGGCGTGGTCCATGGGGCTGCCCGGGGCGGCAATCAGCTGGTCGCCGATGTGGCGGGCCAGGCGCTGGGCGTTGGCGCCATCGATGGCGGCCTGGGCATCGAGGGGGACCGGCTGGCCCCGGGTCAGGAAGTCCCGGGCGGCTTCGGCGGCGCCATAGCCGCGCACCACCGCCTGCTCGATGGCGTCCACCACGGCTTCCCGGGCGCCCCGGTCCAGGCGCCAGATGCGGTCGGAGAGCTGTAGGCCATCGGCGGCAACTAAGGTCTGCACGAAGCGCAGGGCCGTCTGGCTGACCTGCAGCCTGGCACTGGCATCCAACCCGTAGGCATCGGCTCCCAGCTCTGCCGCCCGGGACAGCACATCATTCAATGTGCCGTTGCGCAGGCGGGACAGGTCGGACAGCCGCTCTTCCACCTGGGCCAGCAGGCGGCGCAGTTCCTGGAGGGGAACGGTGTCGCCCTGCCCCGCCGCCCGGCGTATGTCCCGCCCGATCTCTTCGGCGGCCTTGCGGTAGGCCTTCTCCAGGGCGTCCATGGCCTCCTGGTCCAGGTCTTCCACCTGGCGGTGGGCGGCCAGGGTGCCGCGCTTGATGGCGGCCCGGCTTCTGGTGCTGTCGCCCATGGCCTAGCGCACGGTGATATCGGTGGCCGACTCGCCCTTGCGTCCGTTGCCAGGGGTGACGCTCACCCGGGGCGGCGGGTTGCCGATGGCGGTAGGGTCCGGGTAGGGGTCGCTGCGCTTGGCGGCCTGTTCCTTCCGCTTGGCTACGTCCTGGGCGTTGTAACCCATCTCCTCGTAGATCATGTCGTCGGGGAAGCCAATGGCCTTGTATTTCAGCATCCGGTCCGTGGTCTGGGTCGGGGTCTCGGTGCGGCGCTCGGCGAAGCTGACGCTGAATTCATCCGCTTCCGGGTTGATGCCGTCGAAGAGTAGTTCCAGGCGGAACATCCAGTCGTAGGCGAAGGCCACGTTGTCCTGGATGCCGTCCAGCTCGTCGTAATAGTCCCGCTTCAGGTCTTCCAGGATGTCCCGGGCCATGCCGTCCGTGTAGCCCATCAGTCCCTTGGGCGCCGGTCCACCGGCGAAGAAGGTATCCATCAGGTGCACAACGTCGCCGATCTCGGCCAGGGCCGCATCGCCGGCCACTGCCGTCACCCCGCCCTTGCGGTTGCTGTAGAAGTCGGTGGTGATCTCGCCCTTTTCACTCTCGGCGGCATCCTTGTATTTCTGCAACTCGTCACCGGTAGCGCCATCCAGCACATGGGAAAGCCGTAGCGGGGCCCGGGTGCGCCGGCGGATCACCAGATCCTCCTCGGTCATGGCCAGCTTGCGCCAGGTGGTGCGGGAAGCATCGAGAAATGGACGGCCCATGCTGCCCAGGTCGTCAAAATTGTCAGGATCGAAGCGGGCCAGGAAGAGCTGCCACAGGGCAAAGCCGGCGATCTTCTCGCCCCGGTAGGGGTCGATCTGCCAGTAGGCCTCTGCCGGGCTGGTGAACATGCCGTTCTCCCCCACCTTGGGCAGGATGGTCTCGGTGGGCATGCGCACTGCGGCGCAGATGTTCATGGCTTCGTCGGTGACGATCTGCAGGGGCAGGTTTCCCTCTTTCACCAGGCCCATCACGTCGGATTTTAGCTTTTCCTGGCGATTCAGCTGCAGGCGCCGCTGGAAATCGTCCCACTTGCGCCGCAGGGCCTTGTTTTCGCTGTTCTGGGTGAATACCAGGCCGCCCTTGATGGTGTCCCGGGCGATCTTGGCGTGGATTCGCTTCACCCGGCCGTCCCGGCGGTCCATATCGCGGATGTCCATGATGGTCTGGCGCAAGTCTGGATCCACCCACATCTGGCGGTAGAGGTATTCGATTGACTTGTCCGGCGTCGGGCGGTCGCCCTGTTCGCTGTCGTGGCGTCCCACCACCGTCATGCCTGCCCGGGCAGCAGCCCAGGTCAGGGCCTTTTCAAAGATTCCCATGGTCTTTCTCCTTTTTCAGGCGTGACCGCATGGCGCTGAAGCTCTCCAGGTCCATCTCGGCGGCGGTTACGGTCTTGGCGGGGTCTGGCTGCGGCGCGTCGGCTGCAGTGCCAACGTAGGCCACGCACCGGGCGCCATCCACCAGGCCCAGGGCGTACAGCTCCTTCACGAAATCGGCGGCATCCGGCATTTCCACCTTCAGCCGGTCCCAGTTTTCCTTGCGCTGGGCCTCTTCTGCCGGGGTCATGCCGCATTCCCCAGCAGCTGGGCCCGGCTGGTCTTCTTGGTGAGGATGGCAGCCGGCTCCAGGGTGGCGCCCCGGGTGTTCAGCTTCCATACCCCGGCCATGGCGGCATCGAAGAAGTCGTCCCCCAGCTTGGGATCGGCCATCTTGTAGCTGGGGTAGGAGGCCTTGGTGGATTCCTGCTTGATGTTTCCAAGCTGGCGAACGAAGAGCAGCCAGTCGGCCACGTCTTCCATGCTGCCGCCCCGGGCGGCCTGGCCTGGGCGCCATACGGTGTTGGCGGCGTCCTTCACCGCGTCGTAGCCGTCGTAGAAGTAGGGAATGGCGGCGTGACCGTTGTGGAAGGCGGCCCGCAGGGCCGATGCCATGGAGTGCTTGACCATGCCTTCGAAGCGGATGGGGGCGAAGGGCCATTCTGACCAGGTGCTGGCGTTGCTCTGGCCGTCGCCGATGCTCCGCCGGTCGATATCGGTCAGGCCCTCGGAGTAGAGCCGGTCGTTGAGGCTGGTGAGCATGCCAACCCCGTAGGCGTCGCCGATGGCGCCATCGGGCCGAAAGTAGCGCCAGGCGGCCAGCAGGTCGCTCTCGATCACCTTGTCGTCCGTACCGGCGCCCCAGCTCTTCACGTAGGGAAAGGTGACGAAGTTGCTGATCTGCTCGCACACCACCAGGGTGGACTTGGAAGCGGCGGGGTTCTCGCCGTGCCCGGTGTGGTCATAGCCGAAGGTGATGATGCCGCGGCGCTTGTAGCGTTCCCCGGGCATGGGCTGGGCCGGCGTCAGCCCGGATTGCAGGCCGACCCCCAGGGCCCGGCGGATGTAGGTTTCCCACAGGAAGTTCTGGCTGGCGACGTTGCGGCACAGGAACTGCCGGATGTATTCGCCCTCCGGCATCTGCTCCCGCATCTGCATCATGAACTCGGCGTTGAGGATGCCCAGCTCGATGCCCAGATACACGTCCACCGAGGGCAGCAGGTGGTACTGCTTGGTGTCCAGCAGGGTCTGCAGCACGTCGGCGCCCTTGAACACGCCGGTAATGCGCACCTGGGGCTTGAAGCTGGCCTTGTTCGGGTCGGCGCCCAGGCGCCGGGCAGAGCCCAGCATGGGCAGGAAGTTGCCCAGCAGGCGCTGGGCCGGCATGTCGTCCGTCTCTTCCAGGCTAGCGGCGGTGAGGGAATCACCGTCCACCTGGCTCATGATGCCGTAGGCCCAGGCCCCGGAGCGGTTGTAGAACTGGTAGCCGGTGTCGGACTTCTGCTTGCGGCCGTTCTTGTAGCCGATGTAGGCCCCCAGGATCTCGGAGCGGTCAATGGCGTCCAGGTGGTAGGCCAGGTTGTTCTGGCTCTGCTGTAGCCGCGGCGCCACGATGCCCAGGTCCTGGTGGGCCATGGTGGCTAGGTGCTCCAGCAGGTACATCTCCTTCACCGCCGTTTTCCCCGTCCGCCGGCAGGAAACATCGATGGTGTTGGGGTTCTGATCCATCTCGATCATCTTCAGCACCTGCACCGGGTCCAGGGTCACGTTGTGCACGTGCTTGTGCCACAGGGCATGGGGCCGCAGGCCGGTTTCATCGTCCGGCTTGGCGAAGCGCATGATCTCTTCTTCCGCCCGGTGGGCGATCTGCACGCGCTGGGCGGCGGAAACCCGTTCGCTCACGCCTCACCCCCGCCATCCCCGTTCACCCGGGTGAATTCCGCCAGGATCGGGTCCTTGTCCCGGCTGACGTTGGCCCGGGCCATCAGCCCTTTCAGGTCCTCCAGGGCTTTCATCTGCCCCCGGGAGAAGTCGGCCAGGGATTCCTGGGTGGCCTCGTCGCGCTTCAGCCGGCCCTGATCCTGCTCCACATCCTCCAGCACCTTCTGGGTCATGCCCATGTCGGCCAGGGAGAGGTTGTTGCGGGACAGCAGCTCGCCCAGTGGCTTGAATAGGGGATGGGCAGCTACCTCCCGCATCAGGATGCGGCGCACCCCGGATTCATCCTCATACTGGGCAACGACGATTTCTCCGTCCTTGTCCTTGTAGGACTCGGGAATCTGGATTTTTACCCCGTCCGCCATGATGGTCTGCACGATCTGCTGCACCACGGAGAACAGGGCCGCCTGCAGGTCGGCATACATGCCCTTGAGGTGCTTCGGGTTGTTCTGGTCGAAGGCCGCGTGGTGCAGCATGAACAACTCGGTTTTCTTGGTGCACGCCGGCTGCCTGGCGCACCAGCCTGGATCCACGTCGCAGCCCTCGCAGAAGGCATAGCCACCTGGCTTGGCGGGGAAGTAGGTGGCGGTTCTGGCGTACAGCCCGGTCTTCATGGCATTGAAGCGGGTGCGCTTGGCCTCCTCCGGGGTCGGGTGGCCCTCCAGATTGGCCGCCACCGCCGCCTTCCCCTCTGCCGTCTTCGGCCCGGTAGCGTTTGCCCAGGCCTTCATCAGGTTGCGCTCATAGGTCGCCTGCCGGGCCTCGGCGCCGCAGGCGCAGGTGGAGAAGTAGGCGAAGGGGTGGTGCTCCTGCTCCGGGCATTCCTCCACCCGCTCCGGGGCGGCGGAAAAGGTGCGCCGGCATTCCGGGCACTGGAACGTGACTTTATCGAGGGGGCTGGAGCGGTCTTTCGCCATGGTGCCAACAATGCCGGGAGGCGAAGGACAAAAAAACGGCAGGGTTTGTCACTTTGAGGGGCGGCGGTGCCTCATTTTTCGGCACGGCGCCATTTCCCTGTAGCCGCCGTGTATCGTGCGACTTATCCACAGGCTTTCCCACAAAAACTGGGGATAGACCATTCCTCCCGGGAGGGAAAGATGGTCACCCCTTGGCGATCCGCTCGATGTGGCGCAGGGAAAGCTCCTCCCCGAACTGTTCCAGCACCCTTTTCCTGATCTGTTCGGTGGTGGACGTTCCGTGCAGTCGGCGGATCATGCGATTGCGCACGTGCCGCAGGTAGGCGCTGTGCTTCTTCAGCGTGATTTCCAGCAGCCCATCCGAATGCCGGCAGGCCGGATCGGCATCCAGGATGCGCCACATCTGCATGAAGCTATCCACGCCGATGGTTTCCGCCACCTCCAGCCAGACCCGCTGCAGGCCAAGGTCGTGAAGCTCCTGCAGCCGGGGGTCCCGCGCCGATTTTTGGGGCGGCGGTGCCGAAAATTTGAAAACCCTGCAATTCTGTAGGTACCCACCCCCCCCAGGGGGAGGGGCCACCTCCTCCTGCCGACCCCCCACCCCTTCTGCCATGGGCGAGGCGAACAGGTCGGGCTGTGCACTTCCTTCTGACGGACTGCGCTTTTCCTTCATCTCGTCACCCTCCATCACCGCATTCCACCGTTCCCCTGCTGCGCCTTCTGCATGTCGACGCACCAAGGCAGTTGTCGGAACCTGTCCGTTTTAGCCCGTTCCTTACCCTGGTTTGCGGCACGTGTCTCCTCGCCCCATTCCGCCGATACGTTTCTAGCAACCACGCGGGTTTCCATTATTTCCCTATCTCCGTAGCAGCTACCGGCACTATGGGTTGTAGGAACCAAAAGGAAGCTCGAGTGCAT